ATATGATCTCTATCATAAGAAAGAAGAAAAAATCCAGTTTGATCTTGAATATTTTAACAAGATTACTAAAGGTGGTCTCCCTAATAAAACTCTCAATATCGCACTTGCTGGTACGGGTGTCGGAAAAAGTCTCTTTATGTGCCATGTTGCTGCTTCCGTCTTATTACAAGGCAGGAACGTTCTCTACATCACTCTTGAAATGGCGGAGGAGAGAATTGCTGAGCGAATTGATGCCAACTTATTCAGCGTCCCAATCCAACAATTAACAGAACTTCCAAAATCAATTTTTGATAGTAAAGTTAATTCAATTTCAAATAAAACTAAAGGATCTTTAATTATTAAAGAATATCCAACTGCATCTGCTCATTCTGGACATTTTAAAGCACTCCTTAATGAACTTGCACTAAAGAAGTCATTTAAACCTGATATTATTTTTATTGATTATCTTAATATCTGTGCCTCATCTAGATACAAAGGTAATAGTACGGTAAATTCTTACAGTTATATTAAAGCTATTGCTGAGGAACTTCGTGGATTGGCAGTTGAATTTAATGTTCCTATTGTCTCTGCAACTCAAACTACTAGAAGTGGATATGGAAATTCAGATGTTGAACTAACTGATACTAGTGAATCTTTTGGTTTACCTGCAACTGCAGACCTTATGTTTGCACTGATTAGTACAGAAGAGTTAGAGCAGTTGGGTCAAATTATGGTGAAACAATTAAAGAATAGATATAATGATCCTACAATTTATAAGAGGTTTGTTATCGGTATTGATCGTGCCAAAATGAGACTTTATGACTGTGAACAAAAAGCACAAGATGATATTATCGATAGTGGACATGAAGATGAATATGAAGAAAAAAAATCTCTGAAGGATAAGTTTAATTCATTTAAATTTTAATTTATGATATACGAAATACCTAATTTTTTATCACATGAATTTTGTGATAATGTAATAGAATACTTTAATGTAAGTGGAAAAAGAAGTCTGTGGCAGACTGATAAAAAATTTCATGGAAGAACTTTATGTCCTAGTGAAATAGATGATAATCAGTTGCTTAATAAATTTAGAGCGTTTGAACAAAAAATGGTTCAGACTGCATCTAAATTATTTTATGAAGAGCAATTTATATTCAGTGAATTTATAGATATTGTTTACTGGGCACCTGGAATGAGCATGGATGAACATGTTGATAATTATGACCCTGATCGGGGACAAAATCCTGCAACAAAACAATTACCTTTTAGGTATTATAGTTCAGTATGCTATTTAAATGATAATTATAATGGCGGGTATACATTTTTCCCAACAGAAAATAAAGCATGTGTTCCTGAAAAGGGAAAAATTGTTATGTTTCCTTCACATATTGAACATGGGGTAACTGAGGTTAAATTAAATCCTAGATATACTATCGCTATGTGGTTTACTATACATGAAGACCATATATTTAATTTAATTTAATTCTAAGAGGATAAACTATATGTTTAAGTATGATGGTAATCTTGGACAAGAAATCAGATGTTCTGGTGCTTATATTCCTAAAGATTTGGGTAAAGATCTAATAGAAGTTTTAAATTCTGGATGGATTAATACTGGTAAAAAAGAAAAACTTCTAAGAGAAAAAGTTTGCAATATTTTTAATACAAAATATGCTATTGCTACTACAAGTGGTACTGGATCATTAAAATCTGCATATTCTGCTATTGGTATAAAGTCTGGGGATGAAGTTATTACTACTCCCTGGACTTTTATTGCAACTAATACTGCCATTCTTGAAATGGGTGCAGTACCAATATTTGCGGACATTCAAAAAAATACTTTAAATATAGATCCTAAAAGTGTTGAAGAAAAAATAACAGATAAAACTAAGGCAATAGTTTGTGTCCATTTTGCTGGAAATCCTGTGGACTTAGATGAATTAGAATTAATATCTAAAAAATATAATATCCCACTTGTGCAAGATTGTTGCCATGCTATGGGATCTTATTATAAAGATAGGAAAATTGGGTCAGGTGAACTTTGTACTTTTTCTCTCCAGACAGTTAAGATAGTTACTTGTGGTGATGGTGGATTTGTAACTACTAATAATGAAGAGTATTATAAAAGATTAAAAAAATCTATTTGGTTTGGTATTGATAGAGAATTAAGAGATGGTAGTTTTAATGTAGATCCATTTTTTGATTATATGCCAGATACATTGGGATTTAAACTTAACATGAATGATATTACAGCATCTATGGCAAATGTTGCTTTAGATTATCTTGATGTATGTCTAGAGCGTAGAAGATATATTGGTGAAACTTATAGGAAAGCATTTAAGAACTTTGAAAAAGTTAAACTTGTTGAATATCATGAGTTTAATACTCCTAATTACCAAATATTTCCTATATTTGTTGATAATAGAGAAACGTTTGCAAAATTGATGTTTGAAAATAATATTCATGTTCATATGAATAATAGAAGACTTGATCAATATCCAATATTTGGTGGCATTAATGAAGAACTTGTTAATACACAATATGCAGAAGATCATCATATAATGATACCTTGTCATTATGAACTTAGTAATTCGGATATTGAAAGAGTTATTGATGTAGTTACTAAATACGAAAAGTTATGAAAATTGGAATAATCGGATTAGGTGTTGTAGGTAAAACAATACAATATTGCTTTGAAAGATTAGGACATGAAGTTATCTCTCACGATCTATTATTAAATACAAATATTGTCGATGTTTTAGATACTGAGATTTGTTATGTGTGTGTTCCGACACCAAGCAATGATGGTGGTTGTGACACTTCTATCGTAGAAAGTGTTGTTGGTGAATTGTCTGAGTTGAAATATTTGGGAATTGTTGCAATAAAATCTACAGTAGAACCTGGGACTACTAAGAAATTAATTGAAAACTATGATTTAAAGATATGTCATGTTCCAGAATTTCTTAGGGAAAGATGTTCGGTATCAGATTTTATGGATAATCATGATATATGTGTTATCGGGACTGATGACCAAGAGGTATTTGGGGTTGTTAAAAAATCGCATAGTTTTTATCCAAAAAATTTTATTATGTTAAGTCCTACACAAAGTGAAATTTTAAAATACTTTCATAATGTGCATAATGCGACAATGATTACTTTGGCAAATGTTTTCTATGAAATATGTAATAATTGTGATGTAAATTATGATGAGATTAAGAGTGCTCTTTCAAAAAGAACTTTTATATCAGATTTGTATTTAAATTGTAATAAAAATTTGCGAGGATTTTCTGGATCTTGTTTGCCGAAAGATACTATTGCAATAGATAATTATTGTAAAAAGAATAATATAGATATTAAATTTTTTCAAACTATTATAGAAGATAATAATAAATTTTTATGAAAATATTAATAACAGGTGGTACTGGATTTATTGGATCTCATCTTGCAAAATATCTCACACCTAATAACGATGTAACTATTTGTGATAATAATTTTCGTGGGAAATATGATGAATTTTTATCCAATGTCAAGTATATTGAATGTGACTTAACTAAAGAAGATGAATATGAAAAACTTGAAACATACGATTTGATATATCATTTTGCTGGTATAAATGGTACAAAAAATTTTTATAAAATTCCATATAAGGTATTAGAAACAAATACTCTAATTAACATTAATTTTATTAATTGGTGTAAAAAAACAAGTGTAAAAAAGGTTTTGTTTACTTCATCATCTGAAGTATATGCATCAACCCCAGATAAAAAAATTCCAACTAATGAAGACGTAATTCTTTCTGTAGAAAATATATTCAATCCTAGATGGTCTTATGCTGGTAGTAAAATAATGGGAGAGTTGTTGTTTGCAAATTCTGGAATTAATTATTGTATCGTGAGACCTCATAATATTTACGGACCAAGAATGGGGTATGATCATGTTATTCCTGAAGTAATTGCAAGAGTTTTTTCTCGGGAAAGTCCATTTAAAATATATGGATCAGATCAAACCAGATCTTTTTGTTATATTGATGATGCTGTTGTTATGTTGGAAAATATTATGAATAGTTCTTTAACTGATAAAAAAATCATTAATCTTGGTGTTAATAATGAGATATTAATAAAAGAATTGGTTTATAAAATATTTGATATCTTAAAATATGACTGTGAAATATTACCCATAAAATCTAAAGAAGGATCTGTCAGTAGAAGATGTCCAAATACGGATCTTTTATCAAGTATAACTAATATGGAAAACCTCACATCCATTGAAACGGGGTTAAAGTACACATGTGAATGGTATCAAAAAAATGCACTACTTTGAAAAAATTAATCCAGATTTAATTGGAGAATTTAAAAATTTAAATTATTCACCTAGAAGACAATTTCCAGATGACGAAACTGTAAATAAATGGAAAGAAATTGGTCATCTATATGTTAATTACACTGGATTTTTGATTGAAGAGTATAAAGGACTTCCTGAATGGTGTTATAATGTTTTAAATGGTGTTTCTGAAAAATTTAAAATATCTAATGCTAAATTGTGTTTATATTGCATGACACCTGGAACTATAATGCCAGAGCACAAAGATACTTATCCAGTTTATAAGAAAATATTGAATATTGATGATCCAAATAAATTATGCCGTATCTTGGTTTTTCTTGATGACTGGAAATCTGGACATTATTTTGAAGTTGATGATGATCCAATTGTTAATTGGAATAAGGGAGATTGTTGTATGTGGATTGGTGAAGCACCTCATATTGCAGCAAATATAGGTAGAGAAAATAGATACACGTTACAAATAACTGCTAAATTAGATGAATTATAAAAAATACTATTCTACTTTTACTTTCAAATTAACTGAACATAAAAAGGAAATAGAAAAGAAATATAATACTAATATAATTAATCCATTTAAAGGATGCTATATCAATTCTGCTAGTAAATTGATATATATGCATATTGATAAATGTGCAAGTACATCAATTTCAACTGCATTGAGTGAAAAATATTTTATTGCTTGTGATATTTTTAAAGATAAAGAAGAATTGTTATTACAAAATTTAATTTCAAAAGATTATAAATTTTTTGCTGTTATACGAGATCCTTATTCTAGATGGATTTCTGGATTATCTGAATTTATCACTAGATTTAAAGCAACTGAAAAATATATTATTTCCCAAGTAAGTAATCACAAATATATTTTTGATGAGCATACAATACCTCAACATTGTTCTTTAGAAATTTGTTATAAAAATAATATAGAAATAAATTATTTGCGTTTAGATAATAGACTGGAAGAAAAGATAAATGATTTAATAGATGGTCCCGATAAAATAAGTTTAAATAAACTTAGAAAATCAAATCCATTAATAAAACTAAAATGTCAGAATATTTTTGAAAAATATATTAAACCAAATCCAGATGAGTTTAATAACCTATATAAAGTTGATTTTGATCTCTACAGTAAATCTATATGAATAGTTTTAATTTTATTGATGAATTTGAAAATTTAATTGCTAATTTTTTCAATGCACCATATGCAGTTGCGACTGATTGTTGTACACATGCAATTGAGTTATGTTTAAGGTATGAAAAATATAACAACATACTAGTTCCCGAACATACCTATATTTCGGTTCCATTTACTATGGAGAAACTTGGATTAAAATGGAATTGGAAAAAAAATTATCAATGGAGAGATTATTATTATCTTGGTAATACCAATATAATAGATGCTGCTTTTTTATGGAAACAAAATTCTTATATTCCTAAAACTTATATGTGTTTAAGTTTTCAATTTAGAAAACATCTTAGTTTAGGTAGAGGTGGTATGATATTACTTGATGATAAAGATTCTTATCAAACTCTTAAAAAAATGGTATATGATGGTAGAACATCGGATAAACCATGGGGAGAACAAAATATAAACATGATAGGGTATCATTACTATATGACCCCAGAAACTGCTTCAATGGGAATTGAGAAATTTAAAGAAGTTGCTTTTAAAGAACCGAAAAGGTATGGATATTTGAATTACCCATATTTGCCTGATATGGAGGTTTTTAAAAAATGAATTTAGATAATAAATTAAAAAATTTACCTCCAATATTCTATCAGAATTTAGATCATAGAACTGATAGAAAAGAAAATATGGAAAATCAATTTAAGAAATGGGGTATAAGTGATTATACCAGAGTTTCTGCTTCTAGATTTTCTATTGATAAAATTGATCAATGGAAAGATAAGTTGGACTTGATGTTATTAACTCCATCAGACGCATCAATTGTTATGAACCAATTTACAACCATAATTGATTGGTATAACTCTGGAATTTCGGAATATTGTATAATAATGCAAGATGATTTATCTTTAGATTTAATAGAATATTGGATGTTTGATTGGGATTACTTAATGAAGCATCTCCCATATAATTGGGATTGTATTTTGTTATATTTTTGCCATTACGCTTACATACCAATGCACCTTAAAAAAAGACTTCATAATTGTTGTTCTGGTGCATGTTATATGATTAATAGATGGTATGCAGAAAAATTAATAAAAATGCATTTGAGACCTGATGGTGGATTTAAGTTAGATAATAGTTTAAGAGATTGTAGAGTTGAAAAACCTTGTTATAGTAGTGATGATTTTTTGATCTATCAAATTGGTGTTAATTATACTCTTCCATTATTCTCTTTAAATCAGCATTTATCTCAAAATCCAGATAATAAACCAAGTTTATTTCCTGGACAAGAATATAATCAGACAATACAAATGCATCATAATAAAATGAATGATATCTTTTCTAGTTATTATATTAGAAAATGGTGGATGAATGAAAGTCAGAATTTTACTGCAGAAGACTTTTTTACTTATAATAAATCCACAGATTACAAAATGACTATAACTATTCCATCATTTAATAATACTTATGTAACATTATGAATATACAAAGTACAAATAAATTAACGGGAATACCTAAGATATTATATTTTACTAAAAATAAGAATAGAACTGATATTGAGTTGGATTTTAATTCTTGGGAAATAACCAATTATGAAAAAATTTTGATACCAAATCCAAACACTAAAACTTGGAAAAAATATATTTTAGATAATAATTTATCATTATCTGATGATGAGTTGGTTAAGAATTTTTCATATATTAAAACTATTATTGACTGGTATGATTCTTGTGATGATGAATATTGTATTTTGATGGAAGACAATACGAATATAAATCTAGCAAATTACTGGACCTTTGATTGGAAATTTTTAATGAATGCACTTCCTTATAATTGGGATTGTATTCAATTAGGTGTTACTGGGGAAGATACTATCGATATGTATCTCAAACCAAAATCTAGCATTATTTTAAAAACTTTTTGTTTTATGATAACGAGACAATTTGCAAAAAAAGTTAAAGATTTGCACTATAAAGAAGGCAAATATCATTTATATGTTAATTGTTTTGATTTAAATATCCCAGAATATTTTTATGGGGATATAAATTATTTTTTATTTGAACTTGGCATTACATACACATTTCCAGTATTTAATTTATTTGGAGAAACTATTTCTGAAACCGAAAAAATATCTTCAACTCATGTTGAGCAATGGTGGCAGAATGAATCTAAAAAATTTACAGTTTTTGATAAATTTCATTATTACAAAAATAACGATTCTAAGATGAAAATATATTTGGATAATAATGATAATTATAGAAATGCGCTATCTAAAAAAATGATGGGAATAAAGTTAATATCAGATGGTAAATTGATACTATGGATTTAAAACATAAACTTAAAAATTTTCCTCACGTATATTATTTTAATCTTGATAATAGGACTGATAGGCGTAAATATATGGAGGACCAATTTGAAAGATGGAATATAACTGATTATACAAGAGTATCGGGAACAAAATACTTGGCATCTAAAAAAGATGAATGGAAACATTTAATAGTTGATTATGAAAATTTTAACTTACTAGTTCCAATAGCAGCAAATGCAATAAGTCATCTTAGTTTTCTTAAAGATTGGTATAAAAATACCGATGATGAATACTTGATTTTGATGGAGGATGATTATGATCTTAGTTTAATTGAATATTGGCATTTCGATTGGGACTACTTGATGAATAAAATACCTTATGATTGGGATTGTATTCAGATGGGATATGAAAATCCATTGGGTCTTAGATTTTATTTGCACCCTATTGATGCTGCTCATGATTTTGGACCTTGTATGTTGAATAGAAATTATGTTGAAAAATTATTACGTCTTCATTGTGTAGATGATAGATATAAACTAATAAACACTGTTTGTAGTGCTGCTTGGAATAGGCAAGAAGATGTTGCTGGATCTGGGACAGTTGATTACTTTATGTGTCATCCTGGTAAAACTTATACAATACCATTGATAACAACAAATCCAGACTTTGGCAGTTTTGAAAATCATAGTAGAGTTCAACATAACATTTATCGGCAAGGTGGGGATGTTATGGCAAGAAATACTTATTATTACTGGTGGAAAAACGAAAGAGATAAATTTACTTTAGATGAATTTTTTACTTACGGAAAACCTAATGATTATTTGATGGTATATAATCCAACAAAGTATAGAAATTATGACTATAAAAAATAAGTTAAAAAATTTACCTCATATTTACTATGTAAATCTTGATGAAAGGGATGACCGTAAAAAATATATGGAAACTCAATTTGATAAGTGGGGTATAAAAAAGTATACAAGAATATCTGCATCAAAATTTTTAGTTTCAGAAAAAGAAACCTGGAAAGATCTTATACTTGGTGATACTACCAATTCATATTCTTATGCAGTTGCTCATGCACTTACTCATTTCGACTTTTTAAAAGATTGGTATAAAAATACCGATGATGAATACTTGATTTTGATGGAGGATGATTATGATCTTAGTTTAATTGAATATTGGCATTTTGATTGGAATTACTTGATGTCCAGATTGCCTTATGATTGGGATTGTATAATGTTAGGTTTTGAATCACCAGATATTATTCCATTTTACTTACATCCTTTAAATTATGAATATTCTTTGGGTCCTTGTATGTTTAATCGAGGATATGTTGAGAAGTTATTAAGACTTCATTGTGTTGGTGATAAGTATAGATTAGATAATAATATTGGTAATGCTGTATGGAAAAATCATAAAGGATATTCAACAGTCTCTGGAACTGGAGATTATTTTTTATGTCAAAATGGAAAAACTTACGCATTACCTTTGATACCACTTAATCCATGTTTTGGTAGTTTTGAAGATAATGTTTGGTTACCAAGACCACATATGCAAATTTGTCTTGATACTTATTATGACTGGTGGAAATATGATAGGGATAAATTTTCACTAGATGAATTTTTTACTTATGGAAAACCCAGTGATGAAAAAATGAAAAGGGACGTTTCATACTGTGACCCTAAATACTTTTTTAATAAAATGCTCAAAATAAGAGAAAATATGTAATTAATGTGCTATGGAACTTCATAATAAATTAGTCGGAATACCAAAAATATATTACTTAAATTATGATCAACATGTAAGTAGAAAGGAATATATTGAAGATCAATTTTCTAAGATGGGGATATTGAGTTATCAAAGAATATCCACTTCAAAATATCTTGAAAGTAATGTTGATCAGTGGGGTAAAAATGTCTATGATTTAAATTCATATAAGTTAAATTATGGAGTTGCTGGATATGCTATTTCAGTACTTGAATTTATTAAAACTTGGTTGAATGAAACTGATGAGCAAACATTTATTTTAATAAAAGATATAACAGATTTTGAAATAGTTGATAAGTGGAGATATGATTGGAATACTATAATAAAAAACATTCCATATGATTGGGATTGCATTCAATTAGGATTTGAAAATGTATCAATAATTCCTTTTTATCTACACCCCATACTTCCAAGTCATACTTTTGGACCATCGTTAATAAATCGTAATTATGCCAAAAAGATAGTTAAGTTACACTGTCATGGTGATGGGTATAAACTATCAAATTATATTGCTAATATGAATATGGGTGGTCATTCTGGAACCATTGATTACTTTATTGGACACAATGGTAAAACATATTCAATGCCACTTTTACCATTAACCGCAAAATTTTTAGATAAAAATAGTAGGAAATTTAAGTTAATATCTGCATGTAGGAATGCTTATTATGATTGGTGGGAAAATATGGGTGATAAAATAACTGAAGATGAATTTTTTACGTATGGTAAACCTAATGATATTTCTATGATTAGGAAAGTTAAAAATTATAGTTGGTGGTCTTTTGAGTGATGGATTTAAAAAATAAATTAAATAATATACCTCATGTCTATTATCTCAATTTAGATAATAGAGAAGATAGAAAAAGGTATATGGAAAGACAGTTTTTATATTGGGGTATAAAAAACTATACTAGAGTTTCTACTTCTAATTTTTTAGCATCTAAATCAAAAGAATGGAGCCATTTGATTTATGGTGAGGTTAAAAATATACCAGCATATGTTGTTGGTACTGCAATAAGTCACTTTGAGGTGTTAAAGAATTGGTTGAATACAACTAATGATGAATATGTGATATTGATGGAAGATGATTATGATTTAAATTTGATTAGATACTGGCATTTTGATTGGGACTACTTGATGTCAAGATTGCCTTATGATTGGGATTGTATTCAACTTGGATTTGAAACCAAGACTTATATTCCATTTTTTCTTCATCCAAAAACTAGAGGAAGTTTTTTTGGTCCAGTGTTAATCAAACGAGATTATGCACAAAAAATATTAGACTTACATACAGTAGGAGAAAAATATTGTTTAGATAGAGTTGTTGGTGATCTTACTTTCAATGGTTGTTCTATTACGGTTGATTATTTTATTGGGCATACTGGAAGAACCTATTGTATTCCTTTAATAACAACTAATACCGAGTTGGGTAGTACTGAGTATGATGTTAAAATAGATAGAACTCATCATGAATTGTGTAAAAAATACTATTACTGGTGGTGGATAAACAAAAGAAATGATTTTACTTTGGACGAATTTTTTACCTACGGTAAAGTGAATGATGATAAGATGACCATATTAGTTGATTGTTGACATAATAAGATATCTACACTAAAATATATAAATTTGGTATAAATGTATAGTACAAATGAATGGGGAAAATTAAAAAAGGTTATCGTTGGTGTTGCTGATTATGCAACGATACCTCCTTTAGATAAAAGTCTCCGTACAATTAATTATGCGGATGTTCGTGATGAAAATCTAATTAAAAGTGGTCCTTATCCCAAGCAAGTTATAGATGAAGCAAATGAAGATTTAGAAATATTTGTTAGTTTTTTAAAGGGACAAGATGTTGAAGTATTAAGACCAAAAAGAGAAAAAACAGATTATTATAATTTTTGTCCTAGAGATTGTATTTTTGTTCATGGTGAAAAGGCAATTGCTACCCCAATGCCATTAAGAGCAAGAAGGGACAACTGGAGATCCATGGAACATCATTTTGATGATGATATTGTAGAATTAAAATGTAACTATATGGATGACTTATATAATGAAAATTGTATTGGTAATCCTGATATTTTGGCGCTTAATGAAAATATTGTTGCTTTTGATGCTGCTAATGCAATTAGAGCAAACGATCATATTCTATATTTGGTTTCAAATAGTGGTAATCGTGCTGGTGGAAAAAGAATTTCTGATGTTTTAAATATTGGATCATCTACTCAATATAAAGTTCATTATTTAGAAAATGTGTATAGTTATGTTCATATTGATACTACTGTAGCATTTTTGAGGGAGGGATTGTTATTGGCAAATCCGAGTAGGATTAAAAATAGAGATGTTCTTCCCGAACCATTTAGTAGTTGGGATATAATTTGGTGTCCAGAACCTGTGGACATTGGTTATTATCCAGGTTATAATAATGCTTCAGAATGGGTTAATATGAACTTGTTTAGTGTAAATCCAAAATTAGTTGCCCTTGAAGAGCATCAACATCCAACAAGAAAGGTATTGGAAAAAGCGGGTATTGAATGTGCTATGCTTCCTATGAGGCATCAGCGTACTTTAAGTGGTGGATTTCATTGTGTTACTTTAGATCTTGAGAGAGAATGAGTATGGAAATAGGTTTTATTGGACTTGGTAAACTTGGAATGCCTTGTGCTGAAGAGATAGTTCTTCATGGGCATAAAGTTAGTGGATATGATGTCTGTGATCGCACAAGTAATTTAGTTACTGTAGTTGAAACTATTGAAGATGTTGTTAAGAATAAAGACATTGTTTTTATTGCCGTACCAACACCACATGATCCAGAATATGATGGATCCAAACCATGTATGGATTTGGATCCAAAAGATTTCAGTTATGATATTGTTAAACAATGTTTAGTTGAATCTAACAAATACATGAATAAAAACCAACTTTTGGTTCTTATTTCTACTGTTCTTCCTGGTACAACTAGAAATCAATTTTCACAATTAGTTCAAAATACAAGTTTTGTTTATAATCCTTATCTTATTGCAATGGGTTCTGTTGCTTGGGATATGGTTAATCCTGAAATGGTTATGATTGGTACTGAAGATGGTACTGAAACTGGTGATGCTAAACAATTGATTGAATTTTATAGAACTATTATGGAGAATGATCCTCCGTATGTTGTTGGGACCTGGGATGAATGTGAATGTATTAAGGTTTTTTACAACACCTTTATTAGTAGCAAAATTAGTTTTGTGAATATGATACAAGATGTTGCTGAAAAATCTAAAAATATTAATGTGGATGTAGTTACTAATGCTTTATGTCTTGGAGCATCTAGGATTATCAGTCCTCATTACATGAAGGCAGGAATGGGTGATGGTGGTGCATGTCATCCGAGAGATAATATTGCTCTTCGTTATCTTGCTGATAAGTTAGACCTTGGGTATGATTTTTTTGAAGGAATTATGAGATCTCGTGAAATGCAAGCAAAAAAACTTGCTGAACGTTTGGTTGAACTTTCTAGTAATAATGATATGCCTATTGTTATTCATGGTAAAGCATATAAACCAAAAGTTCCTTATATTGATGGTAGTTATAGTATTTTAGTTGGTCATTATTGCACTGAACTAGGAAACCCCCCAATTTACGTTGACAAATATACAGGAGACGAATATACTTCTAATGGTCCAGCAGTTGTTCTTCTTGCTCATAGTGCATCTACAACATATTGGCATAATAATACTTTAGACGAATTGTATTTTGAAATTCCAGAAAAAAGTATTGTTGTTGATCCATGGAGAACTTTTAAATCTGATAATGTTACAGTAATACATTATGGTAACACCAGATTTAATCCTTGACTAAATCTAAGTTTATTGGTATTATAACACTGAAGGTATTGAAAATTTATGGCAACTATTGACACCCAAAAATATATTGAATTTGTACGTCAAACTACTAGTGCTGCTAGTACTGATTATGCAGCATTCTTGTCTCGTCTGACTGAATTAGAAACTCTTGATTGTGATGTTCCTCGTCTTCTGACTGCTGCAATTGGTATGGGTGCGGAAGCAGGAGAGTTTACTGAAATTGTTAAAAAGATTATTTTCCAAGGTAAACCTTATACTCAAGATAATATTGAACACCTTAAAATTGAGTTGGGAGATATTCTTTGGTATGCTGCTCAAGCATGTATGGCACTAGATGTTACTTTTGAGGAAGTTATGGAACGTAATTATAAGAAACTTAGTGCT